TTTAATCTTAAAGGATATATTGATATTCCAATTGATGGATATTATGATCGTGATCATGATTATGCAATTTCATTGTTTATAAGTTCTTCTGCACATGGGTCTAGCGATAATCAATTGATACTAGCAAAAGCATCAGGTTCTTCACAAGCACAATATCCATTTAAAATTGAATTAAGTGGTAGTAATAGTATTGTATTTTCTGCAGCAGGAAGCACATCATTTAAAACACAAGTTACTAGTTCAGTATTATCTGGAGATTGGAATCATGTTGTTTGCCAAAAATCAGGCAGTTTATTAAAAATACATGTTAATGGAACATTGAATAATTCAGTAACCGATTCGTTATTAATAAATACAATGTCTCCGTTTACTGCTAGCGCCAGAATTGATAATACTAGCACAGTAAAAATAGGCGGTTATGCCAGCGGATATTCAGGTCTAAGTGCTGTACTAGATGAAATTAGAGTCTTTAATAAGTCGCTTACAACTGCCAATATAAGTGCGTTATCCGACCGTAGCGAGGGTGGTACATTTTTGCAAACAGCAAATGTAGGCAACGTATTTGGCAAACATGGCGTAGTTGTAATATCAACTCCGGATTATCGATATAACGGCCTTTTGTCTAGTCCATATACTGCAAGTTATCGTAGTACAGTTACTATACATGAATTAAGTGCTATTGCCCGTTTAGATGCTGGTGATTTTAATATGTCGACCAATTTATCATTGACACAAGATGATGATCAAACATATTTTCCATTTGTTAGTGGCAGTGATTTTGCTCCGTATATAACTACAATTGGTTTATATGATGATGCAGGACAACTAGTTGCAATTGGAAAATTAGCTCAACCAATTAAAAAAAGAAATGATGTTGATATGAATTTTTTGATTCGCATTGACTTGGATACAAATATTGCGTTTAAAGGATAATCATGATACGATTAAAATCATTATTGGAAATAGTAGATACAGATTTAAAGCGTTTATTAGATAAAATTAAAAATAAGCAATTTAGATTTATTGGTGCTGGAGATAACGGTCGTGTTTATGAAATAGATGGCGAAGATCGTTGTTTTAAAATTACACAAGAACGAGATGAGTTTGACGTTGCTACGGTAATAGTAGGTAGGTGGTCTGAATTTACAACGTTTATTCCAATTTATTATGTTGATAAAAAACAACATATGTACATAATGGCAAACGCGGAATCGTTGCCACAGGCGGATAAAATAATGATTGATAAATTCATGAACAAATTTGCTCAATATGCACGTGCAGAAGGCGGAGAAGTTACTATTTTTGAATTTCTAGATAATGATGGAGCAAGAAATGTTAATCAAAAACTAGTTAATTTTTTACGGGCTTTGCAACAAGACATTAACAAAACCGGAATTGAAGATTTAGATTTAGATTTAGATTTTAATTCCAGCAATATCATGTTATGGGATGGTAACATGGTAATGGTTGATTGGTGATACATATTTATATAAAATGGAATAATGATGAGTAAATTATTAGAACAAATAATTCGTAATATATTAACAGAGGATAGTATGGTTTTAGGGATAGAACCATTACAAGCTGAGGATTTAACTTTTATTAATTCGCAAATTCGAACGCCGTTAGGAATTGCGTCAAAAGATATGAATTTCTATAACTTAGGAGGAACGCGGATTACGTTGAAACGTGTTGGCTTACGTGATAAAGATGACGTAACAGGAAAACGTAGCAGGGAAATAACGCCAATTGAATTTCAAACAAATGTAGTATTAAAATTAAATGGACTTCGAGGTGGTTATTTACCAATGACAGGGCCAGATTATGTTTGGATAATTACTGGAGATTTAAAAACTGATGCAAAGCGAGATGCCCGGAATCCTAAATCGGATCGTATAATTGCAAATTATTATTCAGTTGCAACATATGTTAAAACATCATTAATTCCAAAAACATTAATAAACACCATGGAAGGATATATTAATAAGTTATCTGGGGGCGCACTAGTATTTAATTTAGAAGATGTTAATTTTAATGAATGGACACGCGAAATTAATATAGAACCAGTAACGTTAGCAAATGCTCCATATGTTACTGTATCATATGGCGATGAAAGTCGTGTCGTACGAGAATTATATGCATATTTTAATTTAGAATCATCATTATTTAACTATACAGTACAAAATAAATTTGGATGTGAATTAAAAGGAGCAATTCAACAATTTCAAACTGAAAATGGTCTTACTGTTACAGGAGATTATGATAATGCTACCATGAAATTTGCAACTAGTTTAAAGAAAAACATATATGTATTTAAGGATCAATTCGGTGTTAAACAATTTGTTGGACAATGTCAAATAGCAAATCGACAAGTAATTGATGTAGTTACTAATATAAAAGTTCCGGAAGGTGGATTTACGTACGGAATTAAAGGCGATGTTGAATTTTACCGAGTACAACAGTTGATGATAGAATATTTTGAAAACTTATTAAAAATACCAAAAGCTGAAAAAGCATTAAAAGCTTCTCCACATTATAAAACTTATACAACATTGAAAAAAGCGTTAGCAACTCAAGCAAATCATGGAAATTATGGCGATGGTACACAAAAAATGGTTAAGTTTTTAAAGGATGGGTTTAAAATGACTACATCAGATAAAGTTGTAGACGCCGAGTTTGTTAACAAATTAAAATTATAATTCATATGAAAATACTATTAGAACAAGATTTTGACTTAGATGCTGCTTTAAGTGGCGGGAAAACAACAACACCATTGGATGTACGTACTACCGTAGTTACAAAACCTAAGGATAAGCCCATTCCTCCACCGGTAGTTAAACTAGATCCAAAAATACATAATGATGATACACAAACTACATTTGGAAAACAGTTAGCTGAGCATGGTGAGTTAATTGGCAAATTAATAATAAACGCAATTTATTTTAATAGAGAAATTGCAAAACAGGTAAAAACTTTAGATATCGATGAAAATGCAGTTTATCGTATTTGCACTAAACGGTTAAGCACAGCTATTAAAGCATGTTATGTCGATGTTATATTAAGATTAATATATCCAAATGCAACCATGCAAAAATTAATTGCTAGCAATAAAGATGCATATCAATATTTTTTTAGTAGAAATTATTCAACTATAACATTAAAATCACAACAGTTTCAAGAAATTGACCCAGAAAATAGTAGCGGAACGATTGTACGTGGTATTAATCAAATATTTAACAGTAATACTAGGCCTGGAAATTGGTTTGATTGGGATAGTAAACAAGGAATACAAGTACTTAATAATTTAACAGGCGGGTCTGCAGCATTTAAATTAGCTAGTCCAGCAAACAATAAGTTTATATTAAATATGCAATTTACTGATTCGCAAATACACGAACGTGTTATGGCTATATGGCAAGAACAAATTAAACTGTTTAAAATTAAACCTAAAACAAAATAAATATAAACAACAAGTTATGGCTAAAAATCATTGGCATAGTGCAGGAAGCTCTAAACGAGCTGAAGCATATAAATACGGTTATAAATCAGGTTTAGAACATACAGTTGCTGATCAAATAAAAAACACTGAATATGATTTGAATTATGAGACAGAAACATTAAATTACGTAGTTCCAGAACGCAAAGCAAAATATACACCTGATTTTATTTTTACAAAAAAAGATGGCAATATTATGTACATTGAAACTAAAGGACGATGGACTAGTATTGATCGACTTAAAATGAAACATGTTTTAGCTTCGAATCCAGGCATTGATATTCGCCTAGTATTTCAAACACCTACACAAAAAATTTCAAAAGGTAGCAAAACAACATATGAATCATATGCATTAAAGCTAGGAATTAAACATGTAGCAAAAAAAGATATTCCCATGGAGTGGCTCACGGAATGTATTAAAACCGGTGAAGAATTAAAAAAACCTAAAACTTTTTTCTAATTAGGTTTGATTCGTAAAATATTTTTAATATATTCATGATAATTAATTTATTTAATTAATAGATTGATTCTTTTATTGAATCGATCGTTAGACCAGGAATGTAATGTATGTGTCTAACTAATATTATTTATATTATTATATTTAATTGGAAAAGAACTAATAATTCATTATATTATATATAATGAAGAATCTTAAGTTATTACAGTTACTGGAATCAGTATTAGGTAAAGGTAAATCTACTTCCGGGAATAACATTGCATTTTTCTCTCCTTTTATTTCTCACTACAAGCCAAAATTAGAAATTGATATCAATACTAATCATAACGGCGAAAATCCATGGCATTGTTGGATATCTGAAAAAAAAGGTCGAAGCATTGTTTCATTGTTTAAACAATTAAATTTATCAAAAGAAAAGTTTGAACAATTAGCCCGTATCATTGAAACTTCAAAGTATCGTAATCATGATACTACAACAGAAAAAAGTGTTGCAATACAATTGCCGGACGATTATCGACCATTATGGATAAAAAAATTAACTCCTGATTATAGAAATGCAATTTATTATTTAGAATCTCGAGGAATTACTATTTTTGATATTATTAAATATCGAATTGGATATTGCGAGAATGGAGAATATTCCGGCAAAATTATTATTCCAAGTTATGATGGAAATGGTCAATTAAATTATTTTGTATCTAGAGCATTTTATAAGAATGACAAACAAAAACATAAAAATCCTAAAATATCAAAAGATATTATTGGGTTCGAACTGTTTATAAATTGGGCAGAACCTATTATACTTTGCGAAGGTTCATTTGATGCAATTTCTATTAAAAGAAATGCAATTCCATTATTTGGAAAAATAATACAACCACAACTTCAAAAAAAAATTATTCAAGAGCGTGTACGAAACATTTATATATGTTTAGATGCAGATGCATTAAAAAATGCACTTCAAATTGCTGAGCGATTTATGGGAGAAGGATTAAATGTATATTTTGTAGAATTAAAAAGTGAAGATGCATCAGAATTAGGATTTAAAAAAATTACAAATATATTAGCAGATATCGATGTTTTAACATTTGAACGATTAATGCAATTAAAAATGGGAATGATATGGGCATAAAAAAGATTGATATTGGTATTGATAAGATTGATAAAATTTTTCACGTATCAGATATTCATATCCGAACATTAAAACGACATAAAGAATATCGCGAAGTATTTCAAAACATGTTTGACCATATTAATTGTCATTCAACTAAAAATAGTATTGCAGTTGTTACTGGAGATATTGTGCACAGCAAATTAGATATGTCTCCGGAGCTAATTCAGATGCTAGTAGAATTTTTTAATGGATTTACAATACCTACAATTGTTATTCTAGGAAACCATGACATGAATTTGAATAATATGCAGAGAATTGATGCTGTTAGTCCTATTCTAGATGTTATCAATAATAAAAATATCATCTTTATTAAAGATAACGGATTGTTTGAATGCGGCGGAATTACATGGAACCATATGGCGGTTGATGTTGCACCAACTGAATACATTATGGCAAAAGATTTTACTGCATCTTATAAAATTGCAATGCACCATGGTGCTGTAAATACTGCTAAGACTGATATAGGATACCAAATATCAAACGAACATGTAACTACAGAATTATTTGCAGGACATGATTTAACATTGTTAGGAGATATTCATAAACCTGCACAATTTTTAGATGCTGCCCAAACAATTGCTTATCCAGGTTCATTGATTCAACAAAATCATGGCGAAGCATTAGACCATGGAATTTTAGTTTGGGATATTGAATCTAAAAGTGCTAAGTTTGTTGAAATTCAAAATGATTATGGTTATGTTACAATAGAAGTTGATGGGACTACAATTGTCAAGTCTCCACATCGAATGCCAAACAAACCTAGAGTCAGAATAAAATTTCATGAAACTAGTGCAGCTGACATGAAACGGTTGATTGCAACAATTCGTAAAAAATATGATGTTCAGGACATTACAATACAACGTAGTACATCAGGACCAGATTCTAATGCAACAGCATCATTTACAATTGGCAATGTACGAGATGTAGAATATCAAAACACGTTAATTACTGATTATATTTCAATTAATCATCCACAAGCAACTGCTGAAGAAACTGATGCAATTAGATATATTAATCGAACAATTAATTCAAAATTACCAGCAGTAGAATCAATACGACATACAACATGGCATCCTATATCATTTGAATTCGATAACATGTTTTCATATGGCGAAGGCAATGTTATTAATTTTGAAAAGTTATCAGATGTATGTGGTTTATTTGCGGCAAATACCTCAGGTAAATCATCACTATTAGATGCAATTACATATACTATATTTGATAAATGTAGTAAAACAGGTAAAGCAAATGAAGTTTTGAACAACAAAAAAACTACATTTAATGGCATTTTTAAATTTGAAATGAATGGCATTCAATATACAATTGAAAGGCGCGGCACCAAGAAAAAAGAAAAACATGTTAAGGTAGATGTAGATTTTTATACTGACACTGAAAATTTAAATGGTGAAGAACGAAGTGATACAAACAAATCAATTCGTCGTTATTTAGGCACATATGATGATTTTATTTTAACTGCATTTTCACTTCAAGCTGATAATAATAATTTTATTGAAAAGTCTCAAAAAGAACGCAAAGATTTGCTTTCACAGTTTTTAGATATTACAGTATTTGAACAACTATATCAACTTGCAGCTGACGAAATTAAAGAAACTGCCGGAAAATTAAAAACATATAAAAAAACAGATTTCGATATCATTATCAATGATGCTGATACTATTATTACAAATAATCAACAAGATATTACTAACCTAGAAAAAAAGGAAGATGTATATCAAGAATCTAGAAATGATCTACAAACTAAAATGTTGCAACTTATTGAGACAAAACAGCCAACAACATATAACGGTCCAGACATTGATGATTTAATACAAGTAGAAACAACACTTACAAAAAAAGTTACACAATTACAAACAGACATTGAATTAGCAGAAATAAATTTAGAAACGGTTGTTAGTAAATATTTAATAATCAAACGAGATATACGAGCATTTAATGAAAATAAACTAGTTACAGAATTAAGATCACTAGAAAAATTTGAAACTGAATTAGAACAAATTGAGTTAACTGTTAAAAAACAACAAGGAATTATAAATGCAAAGCAAGAAAAAATTAATCATCTTTCCGACCATGAATATGATCCGGAATGCAAATACTGTACATCTAACGTTTTCGTACAAGATGCAATTGCGGCTCAAAATACGATTGATACAGATCGATCAATATTAGACGAATTACAACTTAATCAAAAAACTTTAAACAATACAATATTAGAATATGATGCTGTACGTGTGGAGTTGTCGACATTGAACAATTTAAAACAACTACATGAAACAAATCGGTTATCGATAGAAAAACAAGAATTGCAAATTCAAATTTTAGAAAATGATTTACAAACTCGTGAATCTGAATTAGAAACATGTTTAGAGCGACAAGAATTATTTCGTGCTAATGAATCGGCAATTATACATAATAAAACGGTAGATTCGGAAATTGCAACTTGCAAAGAAACAATTGATTCATTAACAAAATTAATAAAACAAACTACAGATACAATTCGAAGTAAACATGGCAAAATTGAAGTTGCTAAAACTACAAAGAAAACAGCAATCGAATCTTTAGACACCTACAAACAATTAGAAACTGAATATAAAGCTTATGAATATTATTTAGATTCAGTTAAACGTGATGGCGTCCCGTATGAATTAATTGCAAAAGCAATGCCAAAGATTGAAGCTGAAATTAACAATGTATTGAATCAAGTAGTTGATTTTAATATGGTGCTTCAAAGTGACGGCAAAAATATCAATGGATATATTATTTATGATGAAGACAATTTTTGGCCTCTAGAATTAACAAGTGGAATGGAACGATTTATTAGCTCATTAGCAATACGCATTGCATTAATCAATGTTTCCGCATTACCTCGTCCTAATTTTATTGCAATTGACGAAGGTTGGGGAAGTTTAGATGCAGAACATATCTCAGCAGTAGTAAATTTGTTTGATTATTTTCGCACTAAGTTTGATTTTTCAATTATCATATCACATGTAGATACAATGCGAGATATGGTTGATAATTTAATTGAAGTTAACAAAATAAATAATTTTAGCTGTATTCAACACAATTGATATTTATATAAAAGAATATTAAGGTGTAATGCAACGTAAAAAAACAGTCTATAAGGGTTTACAGTTTATCGATGTATGGTATACTGATACATCATTAACTTCGCCTGATTATTTTCAAATTTCTGAATTTCCAACTAGATTAACTGCCGGCAAAAATTTATTTAAATTGCTAGGAAACCCAACAACGTTAAAAGTCGGCGGATATCTTAACCTTGAAATTTTAGATTATAATGGCGATCCAATTTATTATGAAGTTGTTAATTATATTGATGAAGACACGAGCCGAGTAATTGCAATTTATATTTATGAAGATACACCTCCGGGCGACTGCACAATAACATTAACTGCTGAATCAGTAAATGCACCACCGGAATGGCAAGGTCGTGCAAACATCAAATGGACGCGCACCGTACAAGTTAATCCTACAGTACCAAATGATTCAGAAATTATTTTTGAAACATTGCCGTCAATAACATTATCAGAACAAATTGGTCCGCATTTAGATCGAACATATACAACAGACCAATTTCCTATATATACAACCGGAAAAATTAAATATTTTTTATTGAATAATCAACCTGCTATTGAAATTAGTGGTGGATCATTTATAAATGATATGACTGCTGGAACAGTTACTGTTGCTGCCCCTCAAAATGCAGCCCCATTGCCAACATATACTCCGTCTACGACGGCATATACATCGAGCATTAAAAAAGTATTATCTTCAACTACCGCATTGTTAGATACAGCATATACGGTATACAGTAGTAAAACTATTTTTCCACATATTTACACAAATTTTGCAAATTCATCATTTTCATTAACATATGAATCAACCCCAACATATACAGAAACACAAAATTCTGAATCATATGCATTAATACAAATTTCAGGGTTGCAACCAGCAACAGGTGATGTTTCTAGAATTAAAACGTTCATGAACAATAACGGTACCGTTGGAACATGGGAGTTGATCAATGATGTAGAATTGGCAGAGACGGAAATATTTGTAACCGATACAGCATCATTATTCCCGGATACATCTATAGGATCATTTACATCACAAGATATTATTGATGCATATTGGTCAAGAAATGCTTACCGAGGCAAGACTACATTAACAGCACCAACGTTGGTATGGAGTACTGCATCTATTGATAATGCAATGAAAATATCTAGTGCACTTAATTTAGATGCAAAAGATACTGTTTTAAAAATACGATCTGATATAAACGGTATATTCCAGGAAAATGCATCATATAAAATAACAATAGATGCATTAGGTACTAGATCAGGAAGTGTAGCCCCGGTATTAGCTATATATATGTCAGGTAGTTCATTTTATCAAGATCCAACAGATTATTTTAATCAGGAATTTTCTACAAAATTTGGAAAACGAATAGGAGAATTACGTGTAACTAGTAATAATCAACGTTTTGACGATTATGTAGTAAATTTTAATTCTGACTATACTGGTACCGGTATTTTACAATTAGTTGTTGAATCAGGCAATTGGCAAGTTGCTAACATTAGAACTACATCAGATAATGATGCTGGATATACACCTGATTATACCAGAATAAAAAGTTTAGTACCAACCGCACATAAATCAAACAATCAACTTTCATTTAAGATTGAATATTATAATGTTGCTGGAGTTAAAAGTAAACAAATTAATTATAGTTTAAACAACAATTGGCAAGGAGGCAACCGTTACGTAGACGGTGATTTTTCAATGCTTACGGGTTCATTGTATGTTGCAGATTCGTTAGGTAGTGGTATTGAAATAGCCGGCAATACCAGTACTGGTTATATTAGAACTTTAGGATATCAAGGTTTTGACTATGGCGCGTCCGGATTCCTAATGTGGTCGGGATCAGCACTACCTGGAAAAACATCTAAAGGAAATCCATATTCAGGTGTCGGCCTAGAATTATATCAAGATACTAACAACTATTTTAGATATT